AGGTCGCAATGCAAATCGTTTCATTAATCTCTACCATTCTCAAGCAGATAAGCAGTACGAAAAAATCCAAAATGATTGGAAAAAATTGAGGAGTTTTACTATCACTAACTCTGGATATGATGCTTATTTTGGACTTTCTTCTTCTGCTCTATCGCAAGATGCTGAATTTGAAGTTGCGGAGTGTGCTACCAAATCGCAAATTAAATCTGCTTTTCTAAAATCTTTCAAAACCAAAAAACTTAATAAAAAAGTTCTTGGTGAGTTCATTTCTCTTGTTGCCTAAATACCTAAAAATTATCTGCTAATATGAAGACCTTTAAGGAATTTGTAGTCGAGGCTGGAGATTGGTGGCACCCAGATCCAGAGCAAGATAAAAAAATGCCTGGTAGAGGTCCAAAACTTCGTGCCAAAGAAGATCGTGGGCAATCAACTTCAGCACAGACAAAACCAGATTATAGTAATCGTTTAAAACCTGGTGAATCCTATATGGATTTTGCAAAACGTAAACAAAAAGGTGAGTGAAATGAAAACCAAATTTCCACTTGAGCATGTTGTTAAATATGACACCAAAGAAGTTTGGGTGTTGTGCCAGAGTTCAATCACTGCTATGGGTGTTCCTGCTATGGTTGAAAGATATTATCCAGGATATAAAGGTCATTGTGGTAGCAAGGAGTATCTGGAAACACTCCGAAACCAGTTGGCAAACTGACCACTGGGGGTCCTTGTGACCCCTTTTTTGCTTTATAATGACAGAGTTGAAACAAAGAACTCGCCCCAATTATGGCACTCTCTTCCGATTACATCCGCACTTCTCTTCAAGCACTTTATGGTAACAATGTTACTGGAGCAGATATTCGTGCATGGTGTGCTCTGAATGATTCTAATTATCAAACTGTCACCAAGAAACTTGAAGATTTCAAGGTTGGTCGCGGTAAATGGAATCTGGAAGTAACTCCCACTGTTGTAAATAAAATGGAACAGGCATATCAAGCACCTGCTGCTCTGCCTGCTGTAGAACAAAACCTCATTCCTGATAAAGATGATACCTTCGTCAAGTTTGGTAACTTTGCTGATCTTAAAAAGATTATCCAGTCCCGTCTTTTTTATCCGACGTTTATTACGGGTCTTTCGGGTAATGGTAAAACGTTCAGTGTGGAGCAAGCTTGTTCTCAACTGAAGCGTGAACTGATTCGTGTAAACATTACTATTGAAACTGATGAAGACGATCTTATTGGTGGATTCCGTCTTATGGATGGTAATACTGTTTGGCACAACGGTCCTGTGGTTGAAGCTCTTGAGCGAGGTGCCGTATTGCTTCTTGATGAAATCGACCTTGCCTCCAACAAAATCCTTTGTTTGCAAAGTGTTCTCGAAGGTAAAGGAGTCTTTTTGAAAAAAATTGGTCGGTTCGTGAAACCTGCTGCTGGGTTCAATGTGTTCGCCACCGCCAACACCAAGGGCAAGGGTTCTGATGACGGTCGCTTTATCGGCACCAACGTGCTCAACGAAGCGTTCCTGGAGCGTTTCCCTGTGACCTTTGAGCAGTCCTATCCTGCCCCTGCGACCGAGCAGAAGATCCTGGAAGGCATCGCTCTGGATCTTGGTGTGGAAGACCGCGACTTCTGCAAGCGCCTGGTGGATTGGGCAGACATTATCCGCAAGACCTTCTATGATGGTGGTATTGAGGAGATCATCAGCACCCGTCGTTTGGTTCATATCATCCGTGCCTACAGCATTTTCCAAGACAAGGCAAAGGCAATCCAAGTGTGTGTGAACCGTTTTGATGATGAGACCAAGCAATCGTTCTTGGAACTCTATGATAAAGTTGATGCTGACTTCCAGATGCCTTCTCAAACGGATCCTGTTGTCGGATACGTTGACTACAAAGATCCGTTCTGATAGAATATAAGGAGGTCAATGTGCCTCCTCTTTTTTACCCTTTACTATGAAACACAATGTCTGAAAATTTTGAGAGCACTTACGAAAGTTCGCTTGCTACGAACAAAAATAAACTTTACGATGACTTTGAACTTCCTCTTCCCAGTCAAGAGTTTTGGGAAGAAGACGGAATTAGTTTGACAGGAAATCCACACGCCTCACCTGATCAAATTGTTTTTACTGGATCTGGCGTTCGTGGTGGATTTGGTGAAGATCACATTGTTCTTAATCCTCCCTCTACTTTTACTATTAAAATGCCTGAAAAAACAAATACTAATGGTTTCTGGAAATATGAAGAAGATAAAACTCTGAAGGAGGTAGAGCAGTATCTTTCAAGTACTTATCATTCCCATTATACTTCTGAACAATCCAAAACTCAAACTTTGGACTTGATTGAGAGTATTGGTGACGCAGAAGCATTTACTCGTTCAAATGCTATTAAGTATCTTTCTCGTTTTGGTAAGAAGAATGGTAAATCCAAGATGGACATTCTGAAAGCAATCCATTATTGTATTCTTCTGTACCACTTTGCTGGTCTTCACAAAAAAACTAACAATGAATATCCGTATTGATTATGAAACTTTCTGACCAAACTCTTTCTGTTCTCAAAAACTTTTCTTCCATCAACCAATCTATTCTGTTCAAGCAAGGGAATAAACTTCGTACCATTTCGGTAATGAAGAATATTCTTGCTGAAGCAACTGTTGGTGAGGATCTCCCCAAAGATTTCGGTATCTATGATCTAAACCAATTCTTGAATGGTCTTGGGTTGCACCAAAGTCCTGAACTGGATTTCCAAAATGATGGATATGTAGTCATCAAAGAAGGTAAGTCTCGTTCCAAATATTTCTTTGCTGATCCAAGTGTCATCATCACTCCTCCTGACAAAGCAATCAATCTCCCTACGGAGGATGTTTGTTTTGAATTGAGTACTGAACAACTTGATAAACTTCTTAAAGCAGCAGCAGTGTATCAACTTCCTGATATCTCTGCGGTTGGTGAAGCAGGTGTGGTGAAACTGGTGGTTCGTGATAAGAAGAATGAAACCTCCAATGACTTTGCTGTTGTTGTGGGAGAAACCGATACTAACTTCATTTTTAACTTTAAGGTAGAAAATATCAAAGTTCTTCCTGGAACTTATGAAGTAGTCGTATCACAAAAACTTTTGTCACGATTTACCTCCAAGAACCACGATCTGGTGTATTATATTGCTCTGGAACCTGATTCTACATTCGGATGAATATCTTTGTAACTTCTCCTTGGCCTGCTGAAAGTGCAGTTTGTCTTCCCGATAAACACATTGTTAAGATGCCGTTGGAATGCTGTCAAATGCTTTCCATTGTTGCATCTGAAAAATGGGGTCATGGTTATGGTCCTTTGTATAAAACTGATAACACTCCCTACAGAACTGAAAAGGGTGCGTTTCGTAATCATCCCTGTACCAAATGGGCATTGGAAAGTATTCATAATGCCTATTGGTTAATTAAACATGGCATGAATCTTGCTGACGAATATCATCTACGGTATGGTAAACAGCATTCATGCTATAATACATTACTTCAAGCATATTATCTTTTTCCTAAAGGAAAGATTACCGAAGTAACACCTTTTGCTCGTGCTATGCCTGATGAGTATAAACTTGACACAAGCATTGACACTTTTACTGCTTACAAGATGTATATTGCATCCAAACCTTGGGTTGCATCTAATTATCTTCGTATGCCAGACCGAAAACCTGATTGGGTATAAACATTATGAGTCGTGATGAATTTCTGTGGGTTGAGAAGTATCGCCCCAAAACAATTGAAGATTGTATTCTCCCAGAAGCAACTAAAAAAACTTTTACCGATTTTCTAAACAAAGGCGAAGTGCCTAATCTGCTTCTTGCTGGTCCTGCTGGATGTGGTAAGACAACTGTAGCAAAAGCACTCTGCAATGAACTTGGAGTGGATGTTTATGTCATTAATGGATCCGACGAGGGTAGATTCCTTGATACTGTCCGAAACAATGCGAAGAACTTCGCTTCGACCGTTTCACTTTCGTCAACTGCTAAACACAAAGTCATCATTATTGATGAGGCAGATAACACGACCTCGGATGTACAACTCCTTCTACGGGCGTCTATTGAGGAGTTTGCTAACAACTGCAGATTTATCTTCACCTGCAACTATAAAAACAAAATCATTGAACCACTTCATTCCCGATGTGCCGTCATTGACTTTGGCATCAAAGGAAAAGAAAAAGCGCAGTTGGCAGGATCCTTCTTCAAGCGTTTACAGAACATCTTGGATGCAGAAGGCATCAAATATGATTCTAAAGTCCTTGCAGAACTTATCAACAAACACTTCCCCGACTGGAGAAGAGTCCTAAATGAGTGTCAGCGTTATTCTTCTGGTGGAGAAATTAACTCTGGCATTCTTGCAACTTTTAGTGATGTAAAGATCAATGACTTGGTTAAATTTCTCAAAGATAAAAACTTTCCTGAAGTCCGAAAGTGGGTGGTCGGGAACTTGGACAACGATGCTGCTCATCTACTTCGCAGGGTTTATGACTCCGCTTATGATTGCCTTTCACCCGCATCTATTCCTGCTGCTGTTCTTATTATTGGTAAGTATCAATACCAATGTGCGTTCGTGGCTGACCAAGAAATAAATCTTCTTGCTGCTCTTACTGAAATTATGGTGGAGTGTGAATTCAAATGAAAAAACATCAAGTTAAATCCAGGTGGTATTATATCTTCTGGGGTTCTATGGCAGTTGCTGTAGTTGGTGGACAGATTTATGTTGGACTTGGTTATCGTCAAATGGCAGAGGCAACAAAATCTACTGCTATTTCAGTAACTTGTTCTATCCCTCATGAACAATCAAGTCCAAAAAATAAAGTGGGAGAGTTTGAATGAAATCTCTTAAAACACCTTTGAGGTATCCTGGAGGTAAATCCCGTGCCTGTGAGAAGATGGGACCTTACTTTCCAGACCTTCGCAATTATACTGAATTCCGTGAACCTTTTCTTGGTGGCGGAAGTGTTGCAATTTATATCACCAAAAAATATCCAAGCATAGATATTTGGGTGAATGATTTATACGAACCTCTTGTTAATTTCTGGCAGCAACTCCAGATGTTTGGATATGATTTAAAGAGTGAACTCGTAGATCTAAAAAGGGCAAACAATACTCCAGATAAGGCAAGAGAACTTTTTCTCCAAGCAAAGGAGCGGGTCAATGACAAAACTCTGTCAAATTTTGATCGTGCTGTGGCTTTCTATGTTGTCAATAAGTGTTCTTTCAGTGGTCTCACAGAGAGTTCCTCATTTTCTCAACAGGCATCAGTATCCAACTTTTCATTGCGAGGAATTGAAAAACTGCCTGAATATTCTGCGCTAATTGCAAACTGGCGTATAACTAATTACTCCTATGATTATCTGATGGATGGAAACAAGAGTGCTTTTATGTATCTTGATCCTCCTTATGATATTAAGGATAATCTCTATGGCAGAAAGGGATCAATGCACAAAGGATTTGATCACGATAAGTTTGCTGCTGATTGCGATGTTAACAATATGGATCAATTGATCAGTTATAATTCCGATCAACTTGTAAAAGATCGTTTTAAGAATTGGAATACTGGAGAGTTTGACCTGACTTATACAATGCGTTCGGTCGGTGAATATATGCGAGAGCAAAAACAACGTAAAGAATTGCTATTATTTAATTATGGAATTGAAGGATTGGTTGAACTCAATTAATTTTACAAAGGAAGATTTATCAGAAGAAATAAAAACATATCCACCTTATATTATCAATCGTTGTCTATCTGGACATATTGATTGCATTATGTTTGCAAACGAGATGAATATGAATCATCATCTTGACAAAGATCTGCAATATTCTTTTTATCTAAATACTTTGAGGAAACGGAAGAGATTTTCTCCCTGGCTCCGTAAGGATAAGGTTACAGAGTTAGAATGTATTAAATCATACTATGGTTATAGTAATGAGAAAGCATCTCAAGCACTGAAGATCTTAACAAAAGAACAACTAACTTTCATCAAACAACGACTTGATATTGGAGGAAAAAAATGACTACTACGGTAGAACCTACTGTTCAATGGTCGCAAGACCAAATGGTAGAGGTAATTCTTAATGAACCTGATGATTTTCTGAAAGTTCGTGAAACTTTGACTCGTATTGGAGTTGCATCACGCAAGGAGAAAAAACTCTATCAATCTTGCCATATTCTGCATAAGCAGGGTAGATATTTTATTGTTCACTTTAAGGAACTGTTTGCTCTGGATGGCAAACATGCAAACCTGACTGTAAATGACGTTCAACGTCGTAATCGTATTGTTCGTCTTCTTGCTGACTGGGGACTTATTACTGTTGTAAAAGAAAGTGCAGTAACTGATATTGCTCCCCTGAATCAAATCAAAGTCCTTGCTTATAAGGATAAGGGCGATTGGATTCTTGAGCAGAAATATAATATTGGTAAAAAGGGCAAAACGCAGGAAGATGTTTAATGCGGTTTGCTTATTCTTGCTTGTAATTGCTGCTTATATAAATCTTTATTTAAATTTAAAATCAAAGAATAAATAATTTTGTGCCATTCGTGCGGCACTCTACAAAAGTCGGAACACCCTAAAAAGAGGTTGGGTTTTTACCCTTCCTCTTTTTTTATTATCTTGTATAATTAGTAATGGATGCCGAAAGGGTCCACAAAACACAAACTCGCTTTTAAAGGAGCTACTATAATGACTAATCTTGCAACCTCAAGGTTTACTGCTGCGGATCTTCCTGCACTGATGGATAGAATTACCCGCAATAGTATTAATATGGATGAATATTTTGATCGTTTATTTCATATTCACGAAACTACAACAAATTATCCACCTTACAATCTGGTTCAGGTAAATAATGTAGAGTCAAGATTAGAACTTGCACTTGCTGGATTTAAGAAGAAGGAAGTTTATGTCTACACACAAGATGGTAAACTCTTTGTCGAAGGTCAAAAAGAAGATAAAGAAACGGAGTCCAACTATCTCCACAAGGGTTTGGCTCAACGGAGTTTTAAGAGAGCGTGGACACTCTCTGATGATACGGAAGTACGATCAGTTGATTTTGAGGATGGGCTTTTGACAATCACTCTTGGTAGAATTGTTCCAGATCATCACAAACGAAAGGACTATCTATAAATATATAAAAAACTTAAAACTATGACTTTCCAAGAGTTTATGCTCATCATAAATGAAATGAAAGGTGATTTTGGTGCTGACGCCAAACCACCACAACCAAAATGTGGGTGGGCAGGAAAAACTGATTATTATATGGGTGGAAAGAAAGTCAAAGTTTGTAAGTTTCATAGAAAGCGTGAAGAATAAATAATTTTGAATATCGTCGGCGCTATGCCACGGGAGGTAACTGGCAAAATCCAGTTGACACCTCCCATTTTTATTGCTAAAATGAATAGAGGTATAAGACAAACATGACTGTAAAACTTTTACTCTTGAAATCGGGTGAAGATATTATTTCTGATATTCAGGAAATGGTAACAGAAGATCCTGATGGTAAACCACGGGTTATTGGATATTTCCTTAAAAAACCATGCATTGTTAAACTTCAAGATGCTAATGTCTCTATAGAGCAAAATAGCAGAAAAGATAATTCTTACAATGTTACCATGTATCCATGGATTCCATTGACTAAAGATAAAGTAATTCCATTGACTGCAGAATGGGTAATTACGATTGTAAACCCTGCAGAACAAGTTCAAAAAATGTACGAGGAGGACATTCTTCCAGATGAGTCAACCAACGAAAATAATAGCACTGATGAACAATCTGATTCTGATCAGTCAGATTGAAGAAGTAGGTGCTGATATCGGAGAACCCGATTGTAAATTGATCAAACCTTTTGTGGTTAGAAATGATCAAACGCTTGAACCATTCCTTTGTGGTTATACCAAGGAAAATACATTTATGATGAGTTCGGACAAGATTTTAACTCTTGCAGATCCAACTCCGACACTTCTTGAAAAATATGAGGATTTGATTAAAGGATGAGATTTTACACTAATGTTCAATTGATTGGAAATCAATTTTTGGTTCGCGGAGTAGATAATGGCAAAAGATTTGAGACAAGAGATGAGTTCTTCCCTACTCTCTATGTAAAAACTAAAAAGGAATCCAAGTATAGAACGTTAGGTGGTGAAGCAGTAGAATCAATTAATCCTGGAACAGTACGGGATTGTCGTGAGTTCTATAAAAAATATGATGAGGTTGATGGATTTGAGATCTATGGAAATGATCGCTATATCTATCAATACATTTCAGAAAAATATCCAGAGGATGAAATCAAGTTTGATATCAGTAAAATCAAACTTGTAACTCTGGATATTGAGGTTGCGTCTGAAGCAGGATTTCCCGATGTAGAATCCTGTTCGGAAGAAATTCTTGCGATTACTATTCAGGATTATACCTCAAAGGAAATTATTACTTGGGGAGTAAAACCATTTAAGAATAAGCAGTCAAATGTGACTTATCATTACTGCCCATCCGAATATGAACTTTTAAATAATTTTATTAATTATTGGATGGTAGATGTTCCCGATGTTGTGACTGGTTGGAATATTCAGTTGTATGATATTCCATACATCTGCAAACGTCTTAATAGGGTTCTTGGTGAGAAACTGATGAAACGTTTTTCTAACTGGGGTCTTGTGTCTGAAGGTGAAGTATTCATCAATGGACGTAAGCACACAACTTTTGACATTGGTGGTTTGACACAGCTGGATTATCTTGATCTTTATAAGAAGTTTACTTATAAGGCACAGGAATCATATCGCCTTGACTATATTGCTGAAGTAGAACTTGGTGCTAAAAAACTGGACCACAGTGAGTTTGATACCTTTAAAGATTTCTATACTCAAGGATGGCAAAAGTTTATTGAATATAACATCGTTGACGTAGAACTTGTTGACCGCTTGGAAGACAAGATGAAACTCATTGAACTTGCTCTTACGATGGCATATGACGCAAAGGTAAACTATGTGGATGTCTTCTATCAGGTAAGAATGTGGGACAATATTATCTACAATTATCTCAAAAAGCGGAACATTGTTATCCCCCCAAAGAATAAATCGCAGAAGAATGAAAAATATGCAGGTGCATATGTTAAAGAACCTATTCCAGGAAAGTATGATTGGGTTGTGAACTTTGACTTGAACTCACTGTATCCACACCTGATTATGCAATATAATATTTCTCCAGAAACTCTGGTGGAAGATAAGCATCCTACAGTGAACGTTGATAAAATTCTTAATCAAGAACTTACTTTTGAGATGTATAAGGACTATGCAGTATGTGCTAATGGCGCAATGTATCGCAAAGATGTTCGTGGTTTTCTTCCAGAATTGATGGAGAAGATGTATCAGGATCGTGTCATCTTTAAAAAGAAGATGATTGCTGCAAAGAAAGAATATGAAAAGACCAAGAATAAAGAATTAGTAAAAGAGATTGCCCGTTGTAATAACATTCAGATGGCAAAGAAGATCTCTCTGAACTCTGCCTATGGTGCGATTGGTAATCAGTATTTCCGATATTACAAGTTGGCAAATGCTGAAGCGATTACTCTTTCTGGTCAGGTTAGTATTCGCTGGATTGAGATAAAAATGAATGCTTATATTAACAAAATTCTAAAAACCCAGGATGTTGATTATGTCATTGCTTCTGATACTGACTCCATTTATCTTAATATGGGTCCTTTGGTTGAAAGTGTATACAAGGGAAGAGAGAAAACTACTGAAAGCATTGTCTCGTTCCTTGATAAGATCTGTCAGGTGGAACTTGAAAAGTATATTGAAGGTTGCTACAAAGAATTGGCTTCGTATGTAAATGCTTATGACCAAAAGATGCAGATGAAGCGAGAGAACATCGCTGACCGTGGTATCTGGACTGCCAAGAAGCGTTATATCCTTAACGTCTGGGACAGTGAAGGTGTTCGTTATGAAGAACCTAAACTGAAGATGATGGGTATTGAGGCAGTCAAATCTTCTACTCCAGCACCTTGTCGCAAGATGATTAAGGATGCTCTTAAATTGATGATGAATGGAACCGAAGAAGATGTGATTGATTTTATTGATAATGCACGAAAAGAGTTTAAATCTCTTCCTCCAGAACAAATTTCTTTTCCCAGATCTGCTTCAGACGTTCAAAAATATTCATCTTCTTCAAATATCTACGCACCTAAAACTCCCATCCATATTCGTGGAGCACTTTTGTTTAATCATTATATTAAGCAAAATAATTTAACAAACAAGTACTCCCTCATT